TCTAACTGCAGGAGAAGGACTTGGTATCTTTGCCGCTGGTACTCACTTACTTACTATTATTGGAACTACCTTCTATGACAATGGAGTGGCTAATGCTACCCCTGTCGATGGTACGGATGAGTATGATTTCATCTACTCAGTAGACCAATCTCAAGTCTTTTTTAAGAATGAGAGCCACGGATATGTCTATACCATAGCAACAAGCACCATTTTAGATTTACAAGGCACCATTACGACGCAAAACGGTACTACTGTATCAGGTACCCCCGTAGTAACATTATCTGCATCTAATCCTGCAATTCAGGTTGGACAGATTGTGACAGGGACAGGAGTTCCCCTTGGCACTTATGTTTTAACTATATTTGGTACTGCCTTAACTTTAAGTCAAAATGCTACAGCTTCTGGAACCGTTGCTCTTACCTTTACTACCTCTTATCCTGGTACTACTGTATCAGGTGCGGTGTTTGTGGATGGGTATTATGTTGTTGGGACTCCTCAGGGTTTGCTTTATAACTCTAACGTAGAAGACCCTACAACTTGGCAAGCAATTAACTACATTGGAGTAGTGTCTGATGCTGACCCTTTATTGGCTATTGGTCGGACAATTAACTATATCGTAACATTTGGTTCACATCATATTGAGTTCTTCTATGATGCAGGTACATCCCCAGGCAGTCCATTTCTACCATATCAGAACTCTGTCATTCAATTTGGAGCCGCAGCAGAAGACTCTTTAATACAAATGGATAACACTCTTGTTTGGATGGGTACAAGCCACCAAAAAGGTTTTCAAGTAATGGCAATGTCTGGTCAATCCCCTCAGATTATCTCTAACCAGTATATTGAAAGAATTATTAATAATTGCAATCCTGACCTTGCTTATGCTTTTAGCATCAAAACATCAGGGCACTCCTTATACGTATTAACCCTTAGAGACTTAGGGTATACCCTAGTATATGACTTTGCTCAAAATGGTTGGACATATTGGACTTCCACCGAAAATAACGTAGAAGGTTATTTTAAGGGTCAGTTCTATACCAAGTATCAGGATATGGATTTAATCCAACACGAGACCAATGGTAAAGTCTATGAGTTTGACCCAAATACCTATCAAGATGACGGCAACCCAATTGCGGTATTAGCTCGTACTCCATTAGTAGATGGTGGCGATAATCTACGTAAGTTTTGGAGAAGCGTTCAAGTTGTAGGCGATAAGATTGATTCTTATGCCTTATTACGTTATACCAGTGATGATTATCAAACTTGGTCTGCGTGGCAGAACGTTAACCTAAATACCGCTAAATCCGAAGTCCATAGACTAGGGCAGGGCCGTAGAAGAGCGTTTGACTTACTTCACCAAGATAATGTACCCTTGAGACTCGAATATTTTGAAGTCGATGTCGAAAAGGGGGATTCATGATTGAGTATAAAGAAGAAACGTTTGACCAAGTAATTGACGAAATTAAGCCTTTATTAAAAGACCATTGGCAAGAAATAGCCCTACATAAGGATTCTATTAAGCTCAATCCTGATTATGCCAAATATGAGCAAATGTTCAAAAATGGCAATATGAGAATTGTAACGGCTAGAGACGATGGTAAATTGGTGGGATATTGCATAATGTTGCTATACCATCATATTCATTATAAAGACCAATTTATGGCTATGGATGACATTTTTTTCATAGCTAAAGATTACCGTAAGGGCTTGACAGGTGTAAAATTGTTCATTAAGACCGAAGAGATAATGAAGCAATACGGAGTTACCAAGTTGTCTATGAATGTAAAAATACATCAAGACGTTGGAGCCATATTTGAACGTTTAGGATATAAAGAGACTGAGCGTATGTTTACTAAGATGATTGGATAATTATTATGGGCGGAGCAGTCGCAGGAGCAGCAGAGATATTTGGAGGAGCAGCCGCAGCAGATGCAGGAATTGGAGCGGCAGCAGCACTTGAAGGTGGTTTTACAGCAGCCGATATTGCAGCTGGCACTCTTAGTGTTGGAGATGCTTTAGCAGCAGGTGCTACTACTGCAGACTTGGTTTCTGCTGGAGTTCCAATTGGTGATTTAATTGCTTCAGGTGTCTCGGTTGCAGATTTAACTGCCGCAGGTGCTACTGCCGAACAAATAGCTTCCGCAACTCCTATTTTAGAAGCCGCAGCCCAAGGTGCTGAATCTATCCCATTCCAATTAGCAGATGGTTCAATGGGTTCTATTCAAGGTGGTAACATCCTTGATGCCGCAGGTAACGTAGTTGCTAAAGGTGGCGTAGGAACGACATTAGGAGACTTAGCTGGATATGCTAAGACTGGTGCTCAATTAATAGGCGGTATTGGACAATTAGGACAAGCAGCTTCATTGTTGGGTGGTGGCGGAACTAAGCCAGGTGTTGCAGACCCATACGCAGCATACCGTTCACAAGCAGCTTCCCAGTTACAGAACTTATTGGCAAACCCAAATACCATTACTTCTACTCCAGGTTACCAGTTTAACCTTCAACAAGGCTTACAGGCTCAACAGGCTCAACAAGCTGCACAGGGTCGTTTAGTATCAGGCGGTGGATTGTTACAAGCTCAACAGTTTGGTCAACAGTATGCTACTTCTAGCCTACAGCAACAACAAAACTTATTAGCTACATTATCAGGTGCTAATCAAGCCCCTGCGGGTGCAGCGCAAGCTCAACAAGGTATTAACTTTGGTCAAGCAGGTCTAGGTGCGTTGGGATTACAACAGTTAGCTGGTGGTGCAGCAAACGTACTAAATCCATTACAAACACTGTATTCCCAATACAATCAATCATCTCCTTCGGTGAGTTAATATGGCAAGCCTTTCAGAATTAGCTAATATATTGCAAACAAGCCCTGCTCAAGCATTTAGGCAGGAAGATATTGCATCGCAACAATATGGATTACAGTCACAAGCATTGCAGCAAGCCAAACAAGAGATGGCACCACAACAACCATTAGCTGGTATGGCTGGTGGTATGGGTGCAGGTGGTAAACCACAAGCTGGATTAGGGGCTATGGCTGGCAATATGTTAGGCCCACAATTTAAGCTGACTACTCCTGATGGAGAGTTAACAAGTGCTGGTTTGGTTAATCAAACATTAATTACTGCTCAAACAGACCAACAAAACGCTCAAGCAAAAGCCAAAGAAGCTCAATATCTTAAAGCAATGGGTCAAACAAAAGAAGCACAAGTTGCGGATATGGAAGCACGTAGATATTTAAACAATGCACAAAGAACGCAACAAGAAGCTCAAAAATTAAAGACTGACGCTAAAGATGACTTTGCTTCTACTTTATATGGTGCTAAGAGCCAAGTAGATTATGACCGTCGCTTAAAGGATGCTTTAGAGCGTACTGGTATTGAGCCACCTAAAGACTTTCCTACAACTTGGTCTCCTGACATGAGAGATAAATTGTTATCTAAAATGTCCCCTGTAATGAGACAAAAGATTGAAGCTCAAGACCGTGCAGAAGCTGCTGCAGACCGTGCTGAAAAACGTGCTGAACTACAGAACCAACATTTAATGGCAATTGCTAGGGCTGGTGCAGGTAAAGAGTCTAGTGCAGCATCTCGTGTTGTTCAAGCGTTTACACAAGCATCTGATGCTTTAACAAACGTAGCAAGATTGCCAATTACTACAACAGGCCCAATGTTCCAGCAAAAACAATTTAATAGTTTGCTGACCGCACCTCTATCCGCATTAAATCAAGAAATGTCAGACACAACTTCACAAAAAATGCAGACACGTATGGTTGGTGTTGCTCGTAGTTTGGCATCACTTGAATCTGGTGGTGCAGCAACGGGTTTGGTTGGTTTGGCTAATAGTATTGAATCTGGCATATCAATTCCTGCTGGTGCTAAATTAGAAGTTGCAATGGATAAATTAGCAGAAATGCGTCGTATTGTTGAATCATCTTCAGAAGCACAATTAAGCGATAAAACATTATCTGATGAACGTAAAAACCTTATTCAGCAAAAATTGGAGCTTGTTCGCAAAGCAATTCCATTTACTCAAGAACAACTTGATGCCGCAGCTAATGCTTCAAAAGATAATCCTAATTTAACCTTTACTGAATTTGCTAATAAACAATATGGTAGTTCTAAGGTTAAAGGTACTGGTACTAAAGAAGACCCAATCAAACTAGATTAAAGACTACTATGCCAGTATATGAATATCAAGGTCAGCATTATGAAATGTCAGAAACTGACCCATCCAAAGCCAAAGAAAAAATTATTTCTCATTTAGGTGCTTCAGAGCCAAAAGCAGAACCTCAAGCTAAAGTATCAGTAGAAGCAGCACCTGCAACTTATGGTAACAATATTCCTATGCAAGAACCTATGGGTGCTCCATCTGCAACAGAGGGTGCTGGATATGGTAAATCTATGCAAGACATCATACAAGCAGCTTCTATTCGTGCAAAACAAACCATCCCTGAGATTGCTCAACAAGGTGCAAAAGTAATTTCTGCTCCTACACAAGTTGCTCAACAAGCATTGCCTGGCGTATTGCCACAGGGTGTTGTTAGTATGGGTATGGGATTAAAGGACATAACCAATAAACTTTTAGAAAGAAGTGTTAAAGGTTATGAATCAAAGTTACAAGAAATTCCACCATTAGAAAGAATGTTGGGAACCGCATTAACTGATTTTGGTTTACCATTTGCCGCACAAAAAGCTATTCCCGTAGCATCAAGAGCCGCTACTGCATTAGAAGAAGCAAGGGCATTTACACAAACTGGTGCAGAAAAGAAAGCGGCTAAAATTGCTAAAGAGGCTTTGGGTGAGAATTTACCCGCTGCACGTAAAGCCTTGGAAGGCGCAGTAGATGATATAACTGCATCACAAGCCATGTCTTCTATTGACCCTAAAACTGGCAAACCAAAATTAACTGCTCCTACTGCACAAGCTCTTTTGCAGATGGCTCAAAAGAAAGACCCTGAGTTCTTTGTTAATTTGTTTGGTAAACAGGAAGAACAAAGACTTAAACAACTTGGTGCTATTGCTAAAGGTCAAGATGCTACTGCAGCAAAACAAGCTCAAGAAGAAATGAGAAAGTTTACAAATGAACGTCTTATTCCTACTTTAAGCACAGAACTTAAATCTGCAAACATTGCTGGTAAGTTAAAGCCTAAGTTTGAAAAGCAAGCTGAAAGAATGGGTGGGGCAGCAGAGCAAAAAGTAGAAGATGTAAGAAGGTTTGAAGCCGCTAAACAAAGAGGTATTGACATAGCAAGACAATCTCTTGTTGAAAAAGGGCAACCAGTAGGTGCTGTTCAATATACTTATGTTGGTGGTGACTTACCTAAATTGGCAGAAAAGGTATCACAACAGTCTGCTAATGCTTCTTTACCATTTGGTGAAGCATCTAGATTTGCTAAAGCAGCAAGTCAAAGTTTAGAAGCTCATGGATTAAAACCTCTTGAGTCTAATAAAGTAGTTTTAAGTGTTGCGTCTAAATTAAAAGACCCATCTATTGCTGGTAATAGAGATGCAGAGATTGCATTAAAACGTATTGGTCAAGACATTCAAAAGTGGACTGACAATAATGGCGTTATTGATGCTTTTGCATTAGACAGCATCCGTAAGAATTCTGTGAATGCAGTAGCCAAGAAATTGTTTGCTAACGACCCAGCAGGTCAGAAAAAGTTTGCAGGTCAAATTACTGCCAAGATTAATCCATTAATTGTTGATGCTATTCAAGAAGCTGGTGGTACAGACTATGCTAAATATTTGAAAGACTATGCTGCAGCATCTCAAGAAATAGCACAAACTAAAGCTGGTGCAGAAGCATTAAAACTATATCAATCTTCCCCATCTGAATTTGTTAAGTTTGTAGAAGGTAATAGCCCTGAAACTGTTGAAAGAATTTTTGGTGCTGGTAAATATGACCTAGCCAAAGAGATGAGTGCCAATGCTTCTATGAGACTTGAAAAAGTTGCTGGAGAAGTTAAAAGTGCTGAAGCCGCTTCTGAACAAGCTAAAATGGGTCAAGAGCGTTTAAAAAATGTTCTTGAAAAGAATGTAAGCAAATTTAGAATACCTGGATTTGGATTATTCAGTGCCAAAAAGAATGCTGCTAATAGTATATTAGAAGTATTGCAAGAACGTCTTGATAAAAAAACCATGATGTATTTAACAGAATCTGCTAAATCTGCTAAAAACTTTAATCAATTAATTAATGGTTTACCAATCCGTGAAAGAAAACGATTTGAAAAGGTTATATCAGACCCTGAAACTGGTAACGAAATTGCTACAATGATTGGTGCAACAGAAGCGCAATCAAAAATAACAAAACAGGAAAAATAATATGCCACTTAAATCAGGTTCATCACAAAAGACTATTTCATCTAACATCTCCAAGGAGGTGAAGGCTGGTCGTCCACAGAAGCAAGCAGTCGCTATTGCTCTTTCTAAAGCTAAAGCAGGTAAACCTCCTTCAGGTAAAACTAGAAAGAAGATGAAGTAATGCGTATATTATTACTTGACCCTGCAGGAGCATTAGTTGACTTTGGAGTTCGTTGCCTTGCAGAGGGACACGAAGTAAAGCAATGGATTCGTCCACACGGTCAAGAGCGTTCTAAGATTGGTAAAGGTCTTATTGACCAAGTAACCAATTGGCAGATTCATGCCAAACAAGCAGACCTCATCGTATTATCGGATAACGCTTTTCAAATGCGGGAACTAGAAAAGTTCCATGAAGAGGGTTACCCAATTATCGGTACCAATATGCTTGGTGCAAAACTAGAACTAGACCGTGATTATGGTCAAGACATTATGAAGAAGGCAGGACTTGCAGTTATCCCTTCATTCGAATTTAAGGACTACAACAGTGCTATCGACTTTGTTAAAGCTAATCCCAAACGATACGT